ACGGGTTGTTCAAATGCAGGACCGCGATCGGATCCCAATCGTTTACGTCAACCGAGCGCACCGGGTAGTTCCTGCCGTCTACCGTCAGCACGTCACCCACCGCCACGGAAGGCAGGTCCGCCTTCGCGCACATGAACGCCGGCGCGTTGCTCTGCGCCAGATTGTCAAGCGACTCGTCGATATCTGCTTCAAGGCCGCCGTTGACCGTCGCGCCGTTGATGGACCCCACGAACACGCCAGGCGTCGCGGGGTCGAAAAACACGGCGATGTCTTCGACGAACACGATCAGACTGAGCCCGGATGCGCCAGCAGAGATACGGCGATTAGCACCGGCCCGGTGCCGACCGTGCCGACGTACTTGATGAACGGCCGCTGCGTGGCCGGAATCGAGATCCGTTGCACCTTGTTGGCTGCTGTCACTTGCGGCGTGGTTGCGCCGGTGATGTCCGCGCTGTTGGTGCCCCCGGAATCGTCGGCGCCCTGCAGTTTGCCGTCGAGCGTGCCGGTGATGGCGCCGGTCTGTTGAATGAAGACCAGCGTCCCCTTGTAAGGCCGCACGTCGATCCATCCGCTTGTCGCCGCTGCCGTGTTGGCTGCGGACACCGTATTCAGTACAACGACCGACGAGGCCGCGCTTGCGTCGTGACCGATCATGTTTCTTGCTCCTTGGCTTTGAGGGGCCGACCCCTGCGGGCAGGCGTATCTTCGGATGCTGCGTCTTCGGCCGCGGCGATCTTCGGCGTGGCAACGGGCGCGACGTAGCGCACGGCCTTGCCCATGCCGATGACCTCCCAGGCGAGCGCGGCCGGAAGATCGACAACCGCGCCGACGGGAACTAACGCGCCGGAGAACATGAAGGCCCGGTCGACTTTGACAGTGATCTGCTTTTCCATGACAGGCTGCGTGGTGCTGCCGGCGACGAGCGTTGACCCGTGCGCCGACAGCACCGCACACTCCGGTTACGTTACCGACGTCGCCAGCGAGAACGCACCGGCGTAGCGCACACCGACGTCCATCGTGTACATCGCGCGAATGCCGGTGATGCCCGCCGGGAAGTTCGCCGCCGTGTTGACCGCCAGCTCAAGCACGCCCCACTCGCCGACGACGACTTGCGAAAAGTCGCCGAAGATGATGTCGCCGGTCGGGCACTGCTTTGACGTCATGGCCTTGAAGCCGAGAACCTTACCGTCGAGCATGTTGCCTTCCCACAACGGCGTGTCGGTGGAAGTGAAGCGCTGCCGCGCCATCAGCAGCGACGCAACGACCGGCGTCGTCAGGTAGCCGCAGCTCGCCGAGAGCGCATTGTTGCCGGCAACGTCACTCTGGAATTCGAGCATCCCGGCCAACGCGATCGAGGTGCCCGTCACGCCGCCGATGCCGGCGGTGCCGACGATCCCGGTCGGCTGTTCCGTGCCGGTGCCCGCTAAGACGGCCAGATCGGCCGCAATGGCAACCTGCTTCGCCAGGTCGGACATGATGAGTTGCTCGGCGTCCGGCGAGGATTGTAGTTGCAGCAACCGGCTGATCTCCGTGTACGCACCGACCGTGCGCGGCGTCAGGGCGAGCTGGCCGAAGGTCTGGTTGCCTTCGGTGATCGCCGTTGCCTCGGTCGACAGCCAGTACGCTGTTGCGCCGGCGGTCTGCTTTGGAATCGTGACATTTCCGACGAGCCCCGACAGGCGGGTCGCGCCCATCTGGAACGCGACCATGCGGTTACGCAGCAGTTCGATAAACGACTGATTCGACGTGCCGCGCAGGTAGCCGCCAGCCGAATCCGTGCCGACCGTCATGTCACGCTGTTGCACATCGACCGGGATGAAGAAGCCGTTCCGGTTGTTCGCACGCCCCGTGCGTGCCGATACCGCGCGACTCGCTTCGAGTTCCAGTCCCGCTTTGGACCAGTCGCCCGAGACAACGGCGTCCAGCGCGCGCCACATCGAATAGCGCTTGACGTCCTTGGTCGGCAGGTCAATGTACGCCTGGCTTTGCTGGACCGCGTTCTTTTGCGTTTCGCGGTAGGCCAGCGCCTCGGCGCCGATCTTGTTCCAATCGGTACCGGAGACGATCCAGTTACGCTCGATCGCTGCCGGAATGTCGAATGCTTTCGACAGGTTGCGAATGGCGGCAATCCGATCTTCCTCGAGCTGGACCGTCGTGCGTTTATCTTGCGCGTCGGTGACGACGGGCGCCGCCGTGTTAACAACAGGTGCGTCGGACATAGTTGCTCCTCTGGCTTGCGCCGTGATTGCGACGCCTTCCGGCGCCGGTATGGCCTCGATCCTAGTCATGCGGACCTCGGTTTCTTCGTTGACAAAAGCGCGACCGATGCCGACAGACTGATCGGCGGGGACGGTTACGATTGAGATTTCAAGCGGCTCGTACTTCGTGACGCGGATCTCTCCGGTCTTCGGGTTGTCGACCGCGTCGAGAATGCGATACATGAAGCTGACATTCGGCAGGATCTCGTCGCGCACCATGCCGAGCACTTCCTCGGCGCGCGCGGTCTTGGCGAAGCGGACGGTCGCGTAGCCGCGGCGCTCGGTCGAGTTGATCCACGCCCGCTCAACCTTGCCGATGACGTCGTTCATTTCGTGGTTGAACAGCAGCGGCGCGCCGTCATTCAGCCGCGACAGGTCGGCAGACTCGGCGTCGTGCGCCAGGATCTCGTTGCCGTACCAGCGTTGCACTGGCAGTTCGCTGGAGAACGGAAAGGTGATCTTGCGCTGGTCAATGTCGACGATGGGTGCTGAGTCCATCGTCACGAATCTGGTCTGCGGCGTGAGCTTCATGCTTTGGCCCTCATCTTGACGACGCGCGCCGGGGCGGCGTCTTCGGGATCTTCCGCGTCTGCGGCATCGGCGCTGTCCGCGGCATCGGCCACGGGCGTTGAAGGTGCCGCCGGCGCGGCCGCGACTGGCTCTACCGGTTCCGGTACCGTCGTGTCTACGTCGATCTCGGCCTCGTCGAACATCTCCAGTTCGCGCTTGCGTTCGGCGATGACGTCCTCGATGTCCAGCCCGCCCGAGGTCATGGCGATGACCTGGCTCACCGTCATAAAGCCGGCCTTGACCGCTTCCTTGTAGGCGTCGACTTCCTTGGTCGGGTCCACCCACGACCAGCCGCGCAGTTTCCATGTCGGCGACAGGAACCGCTCCGGCTCGATCGCCCACGACTCGACGGACACCGACGGGATCGCGCCGGAAAACACGGCCGCCTGCATCCAATCGCGCAGGAGCGGCTCACGGAAAGAGCGGACCCACCATTGCTGGAGAACCCGCCAAAGGTCGCGATCGTCAAGGAGGGCCAATCGCGACGACGAGTAGTTGCTCTGCGAATAGTCCCGGCTCAGGGACTCGTAGCTGACGCCGATGCCGCTGGCGACCTCGCGCAGCATCGCGCGCATGAAAGCGTCGAAGGCCGTGTTCGGCCGGTTTGGCATGAAGGCATTGAATTTCTCGCCCGGGCCGAGGCGCTCGATCAGGCCAGGCGACAGTTCCATCTGTTGCGTGCCGTCGGTCTGCGGCTCGCCGATCGGGTTGTCGAGATCCGGCGTCTCGATCATGCCCATGTAGGACGCGGCCGAGCGCGCGGCGATGATCTCGGCCTCGCTGTAGCCGTCCATGTCGTTCAGTTTTCTAACGACCGCGTGCAGCCACGGCTCGCCGCGCGTCTGCGGCCAGCGGTCCACCTTGCGCAGATGGATGATGTCGGCCGCCGGGACGCGCTCGAGCTTCACCGTCTGGTCTGCCGTGAAGCGCAGTTCGCCAGGGTGAATTGTGCGGATGAAGTACGCCACCGGCCGGCCGAAGGGATCCAATTCCACGCCGAGGCGTGTCGCCGGTCCGCCGGCCTGCGGGTGCGTGAACTCGTCGGCGACCCGCTCCGCTTCGATCAGCTCAAGCGCGAACGGGATGCGGCTGTTGCCGAACGCACGGTAGTGCTTGCGGATGAAGACTTCGCCGGCCGTGAACACTTCCGACAGGCAGGTCCGCTCGAAGTCGGAGAAGTGCATCCCGCCGCCGGTATGGCAGGCGTCGGCCTTGGCCCACAGATCCCACGCCGCCTCGATGTCGGCGTTGATGCGCTGGTGTAGCTCGCCGCGAGAGTTTTTCACCTGGCACTGCATTCCGACGCCGGACCCGATGACGTTGTTCACGACGACGACGCGCGCCCGCTTGGCATACGGCGCATCGCGCATCAGTTGCCGGGAGCGGCTGCGCAGCGCCGTCAGCGCCCCATTCAGTTCCGAGTCGGCGCTGCTGTTGCTGTAGTTGCCGAAGCCCGTCGTCAGGCGATTGTTCGCCGCGCCGGAGTACGAACGAACACCGGCCTTCGCCGGCGGCGCGATCCAGCGGGCGACACTGCGGCGCCAGCGTTCAAGCACGAGCGGTCCGTATGCGGATCTGGCGCGGATTCGGTTGCCCGGCGGCCATCTTCGCCGCCGCATCTTCGCGCCAGACTTCGGCGGCGAGCCGCGACCGATAGGCTAAAAAGTCGCCCTGGTCCCGGAACTCGCGAAAGCGCATGGAGCGACCGTTGATGCTGTACTCGGCGACGTTGCTGAAGGCGGACGTGCCGTAGCCGGCCAGCGCGGCGTTCGCGGCGTCGAGTGCAGCCCGGGCGGGACTGCGGCCGTCGTAGGACGCAACCAGCGCCGGGTCAGGCAGGACCGTGCACAGCCCCTTGCTCCCGCGGAACGGCAGCA